ATCAGGTTTCTTAGAGTGTAATGGTGCAGCCGTTTCAAGATCAACTTACTCTGCATTATTTGCTATCGTAGGAACAACATACGGAGCTGGAGATGGTGCAACAACTTTTAACGTACCAGACTTACAAGACAATGTTGCGATAGGTAAATCTGGAACCAAAGCTTTAGCATCCACAGGTGGAGCAAACACTGTAACTTCAACAGGAAATGTTGGAGGTTCTACAGCAAACGCAACTTTAACAACAGCACAACTTGCTTCTCACTCTCACGGTGGGGGAGCACAATCTAACCCAGGAAGAATGCAGTTTTTTGATAACCAAGAAACTAAAAGTTCAAATACAAGTAGTGCCGGATCTGGGCAAGGTCACTCTCATAACATGAGTGCAACTTTTACAGGTGATGCAACTTCGGTTGTTCAACCTTATTTAACAGTTATTTATATTATTAAGACGTAGGAGAAATTATGGCAACAAATGCACAATGGACAGTAGTAATGGATGATAAAAAAATTATTAAACAAAGTGGAGATGCAGCCGGAACTGAATATGTAATTTCTGATAATGATTTTTGGGGATTAGCTAAATGGAATAACATTTGGGCAATTCAATATGGAACATCAAATCCAAGTGATACTGTAGAATATAGAGATGAGACACCTCACTCTACTTGGGAAGATGCAAGTTTAGGTGACTTTCAAGATTTTATTACTAGATGGGATTCAGCTCACTTAGCTCAATTACAATCTGATTGGGATAACGATGTTATTCGTACTTATAATGAAGATGGAACAATTGCTTCAGAAGAAAGTGAAGCTGATCAAATAGCAAGAAAAGGTGAAAGACCTACTTCTTACTCATCTTAATCAACAGCGGTTAAATTAAAAGCGTAACAAATTCTTTTTTCTTTTCTTTTTTCAGGTAAAACATAGTGAAGCAAATCAAAAGGAAAAATTAAATAATCAAATAATTGAGGTTTTATTTCAAAAACTTCACTACCTTTTGAAAAAATAATATTATTATTTGTGGCAGATAAATAAAGAACACCGGCATATTTAATAGCGTCTCCTGTATGACAGTGAGGTTTATTATAAGAGTTATTTTCTAACACGTTTAACCAACCATGAGTAATTTTAACATAATAAACATTATTTAAATAATTATTTATAAATTTATTTAAATCTTCTTTACCTTCAAAATTTTCGTGATATTGAAATCCACTTACACAAGAAATGTAATCCTCTGTCTTATAATTTTCTTCTACAAATTTTAATACTTTTTTATACATGTTGATTGGAATAGGTAGTTTTCCATGAGATACACGGACAGTAAATAAATTATAAGTATTTATCATCTTAATAACATCCAAGAAGTTAAAAGATACTTTTCACCAGATAAAGGTGGATTACCTCTATGAACATAAGGAAACCCTGCAGGCCAAATAACTATTCTACCTGTTTTAGGTTTAACTCTTTTTGAAAAATGTAAAAATTCTGTTTCTCCACCTTCTTCTACATCGTTTAAATATATAGAAAATACAAAAGCTCTAGGTTCACTTCTACCTAATCCATGTTCAATATGCCAAACATGGTAGCCTTCTGTAGGTAAAGTTTTTTGTATTTTTAGATCTGTAAAATGAAATTTTATTCCTCCGTAAGCTGTTTGCGCTCCTGTATTATTAAGATAATGATTAAAAGCTAAATCAAAATTTAATAACATAGGTTTTAAATCTTCCCACCACACCTCTATATTATTTGACGCTGCAAAAAATTGTTGATCTTGTTTTTGCAAAACATCAGATTGTTCTGAGTCTAATCTGCTCATAGTGTTATTAAATTTATTTTGCTGTTCGTATAATTTAATAGCCCTATTACATTCTTGTTGAGGAATATAATTATCGTATGTTCCTATAAAATTATTTATGTTTACTGTTTTTTGTTTAGACATTTAAATCATTTATTTTTTTATCAAATTTAAATTTTTCACCTTGTTGAATATTAAATATTAAACTATATCTATTTTGCTCATCTTGGGAAGAATTAAATCCATGAGATATTTCAGTTGGAAAAATATAATAATCACCTGGATAAGGAGTTATTTTTAAATTTAATTCAGGTAGTAATAAGTCACATCCTTTTGTAAGATACAAAATACCATGTAGATTTGGATGTGTATGAAAGTCTAAACTATCTCCCTTTTTTATTTCATTTCCCCAAGCGTTTTGTAATAAATATTTTTCAAAAAAATATTCAAAAATCCCTGGATGTGTTAATTGATGTTTATTAATTAAATAACTTAAAAATTTTTTAAAGTTTTGATTGTTTAAAAAATAATTCCAATCTGTCATACCACCTTTGACATTTGTATAATTTTCCATTTCTGGATTTAAATTATTTTTAATTTCCATAATAAACTGATGTATGTATTCAGGGTATGGGTAATTACCAAAAATTATGTTTACGGTTCTAGGGTAAGTAATAATTAAACTATTTCTTTGTTCATTTAATTTATCGTTTTTGTCTATTTGAGTAATCATTTTAATAATTAATATTAATATTAAATCTACATTTTTCATCTGTGCAATTTGTGCTTTGATGTGGTTTACTTGGATCAAATAAAAGAATTTTATTTTCTACAGAAGGCACAAAATCATCTTTTAAATAAGTTCCTCCATTACACGTGTTGATATATAAAATAGCACCATTATGCTTTTTAAGCATATCTTTATGTTCTCCATATTTTATTAGTTTTTCAGTTCTAGGAAAACAATTAACTTTAGCTCTTATTAAAGAGTCACAATTTAATTTTTTTAACAAGGGTAAAATAATATTAAAATAATTGCTTTTTACTTTATCTCTTAAATAAAATTCATGTACAAAATAAAAATTTTTATTGTCATTTTTTTCTGCAACAGATGATTCATAGTAATAAGGAAGTTGATTTCCCATAATTACATTTTTAAGCGCATTAAATTGCTCTTTAGGTAAAAAATCATTAATAATTTCCATGATTAAATCTGTACTTTCATTCTCTTAAAAACTAATATATAAGCTATTATATGCTACAAAAATTAAAATTCAAGCCAGGATTTAATAAACAAGACACAGAATCAGGGGCAGAGGGCCAATGGACTGATGGTGATTTTGTAAGATTTAGATATGGACTACCTGAAAAAATAGGTGGTTGGTTACAATTAACAGCAGCTAATAAAACATTACCAGGGGCCGCTAGAGCACAAGTTGCATTTTCAAGTTTTGCAGGTGAGAAATACAGTGCTATTGGAACGTCTCAAGGTTTGTTTTTATATTATGGTAATGATTTTTACGACATCACTCCTTTAGATACAGCTATTACAGGAGGAACATTAACAACAGTTAATAACTCTAACGTCATAACTATTAATAAAGGTTCACACGGATTAGCTGTAGGAAGATATGTCACTCTGTCCAGTGTTACTGTTACAGGAGCGTCTGGTTACACAGCTGCAGATTTAGAAAAAGTTTACGAGATATTAACTGTTCCTGATATAGATAAATTTACTGTTCAAGCTGCGTCTGTCGAAACAGGTTCTGGTATGACTGCAGCAGGAGCTGTGACTGTTAACCCATATGTTGAAGTTGGACCAACAACACAAACAACAGGGTTTGGTTGGAGTACAGCTACATGGGGAGCGTCCACATGGGGTACAGCTAGAGCTACAAGCTCTGTGGTTCTTGATCCAGGAAACTGGAGTCTTGATAACTTTGGTCAAGTATTAGTTGCAACTATATTTAACGGTAAAACTTTTACATGGAATGCAGGTGCATCAAATCCGAGAGCTCAACGAGCATCTTTAACTACATCAGGTTTTGCAACCGGTAACAATCCTACAGCAACTAGATTTACACTGGTATCCGACAGAGACAGACACTTGTTTCATTTTGGAACCGAAACAACTATTGGTGATACCACTACACAAGATCCGATGTTTGTAAGATTTTCTAATCAAGAAGATTTAAATACATATACACCAACAGCCACTAACACTGCAGGTACATTTAGATTAGATACAGGAAACGAAATACGAGCAGCACTTCAAGGTAAAGACTATGTATTTGTCATAACTGATCTTGCTGCATATGTAATTCAATTTGTTGGGCCACCGTTTACATTTAGTGTTAGACAGGTTGGTACAAACTGTGGATGTATTTCTCAACACGCAGCCACATTCGTAAATGGTGCTGTGTTTTGGATGGGATCGCAAGGTGGATTTTTTGTATTTGATGGTACAGTAAAATCACTACCATGTCTTGTAGAAGATTTTGTATTTAGCACAGATGGAGATAATCTTGGATTAAACTTTAATTCAAGAGATGTTATTTTTGCAGGTTCAAATAATTTATATACAGAAGTAAATTGGTTTTATCCAAAAGATGGATCTGATCAAATTGATAGATGTGTAACTTATAATTACGCTGAAAACTGTTGGACAACATCGTCTCTTGATAGAACAACCTATCAAGATCAAAGTGTATTTGATAATCCATATGCTACAGATTATGATGATACATTGACACCAGTATTTCCTGATATATTAGGAATTACAAATAAATATGGTGCTAGTATTTATTACGAACACGAACAAGGAACCGATCAAGTCAACAGTACAGCAACGACAGCTATTCCTGCGTTTATAAGATCTGGAGATTGGGACATAACATCTAGACGTAGTGCCCTTGGTCAGCAAACAGGTGTTGCAGATTACAGAGGAGATGGTGAGTTTTTTATGGCTGTTAGACGATTTATACCTGATTTTAAATATCAAACTGGTAATGCTAAAGTAACTTTATTGGTTAGTGCATATCCAGACGATGTGGCTGTCAGCTCACCACTTGGACCCTTTACAGTTACGTCAACAAC